TCACTGGGCCTTCTCCTTGTCGAGCGCGTGTGTATACGTGTGTGAGGACGATGGATTCTGGAGATCGGGACATCATGTGTGTGCGATATGTGCGCGTAGATCGATGTTCTGGAGTGCAATAACCCCTTTCGGAGGCGCAATAACCTCCAAAAAAGCGCAATAACTATCGGGGGTTCGACCTTACACAGGTCGGGAGAGTCAATAACTACGGGGGTCTCAGGCCGATTGTGCCAAATGTGTTCCATAATCGAGGCCAAATGAGTCTGATTTGCGCAGGATCACGCGATGTGTGTGCGCGAGAGCAGGGGGGGCGTACACCCCCTTTCGCCGATTGGTTTTCCAGCCGATTTGACTCCCCGACATACATATTACAGCGGCAAATTCTGGAAACCTTGTCTCCAATACTAGACAAGTAAATTAAAACAACAGGGAATAAACAGTATGCCCATTAAGAACCAGCGACCCACAGCTTCTGCAAGCTCAGTTGATGACGAAGCTCTAGCAAATCCAAAGCCTAAGCTCAATAAGGATGGCACACCAAGGAAGCCCTACACCAAGAAGGGAATCACCTCCAGCTACAAGCGTAAAGGTGTTGCTTACGGAAGCTCAAAACCCACCGCTGCAATGAAAGTAAACGCCACCTCACATGACAGGCGAATGCTGGACGAAGCAAAGCGATCTCCGCTACATAAGGTATCCACTAGCAAGCTAACCACCTACACGTTAGTCCCAGCAGACTACAAGCCAACCATCCTCACCACACCTTCTCATCTGGCCCGACAAATAGAGCAGCCAGAAGAACAAGCCGAGACTGAAGAGCAGATATACCTCGAATCAATCAAGGCAGAAAGACCAGACCCTGTTGATCCCCAGTGCTACAAAGTAGAGTTCCCAGAATCCATGAAGCCAGAACAAGACGCAGAAGAACAAGCAGCTCACGACTACTATCTATCTCACACAGCAGCAACCAGAGAAGCAGCTCGGCACACAGAAGCCAAAAGAACAGAGGAAGCTCTCACAGTAATGAATGCTCCCATCAATCACCTACAACCTAACGACATTGCCAAGATGCGATCCCAAGTATTCGCCACAGTCGCCACACAGACCAATAAAGTAGTCGGAGTCCTCAACGGAACAGAGCAATGGAACCCACAGCAAGTAAGACTCTATGGAATGCTCCTCAACAAAGTCCTACCCGACCTCCACCATAGCTACAGCGAAGTGGCACTCCAAGATTCAGACGTAAACAAGCTCACCCGAAAGGAACTGGAAGACATCATCGCCTCATCCTCCAACACAACTGCCGCCCAAGACATAATAGAAGAAGACTACCGACCATCATTCAACAGCCAGCCTCATCCTGATCCCACTGGCCCAGTAATCATAACCAACACAAAGCCAAAAGCAGCAGAGGAATAAACCATGGTCTCTAAAGTAGAAGCAGCTCAACGTCTCCTCACTCTACAAGAAGCAGGGGAATCCTTTGGTGCATTCTGTCGTCTTCACCACCCTAAGTGGAAAGTACCCATGTTCCACCACAAGCTCATCGAAGCCCTAGATCGCATAGAGAAAGGACAACTCCTCTCCGACTTCAATGACGAGTGGGCAGTCATCGAACACAACCACAACAACCGAAACTCACCAGAGCTACAGAAGACCTACACCCGACCACTAGAAACACACACACTCCACAACGTCATGATCAACATGCCACCGCGTCACTCAAAGTCCAGCTACGCCACCCAGTTATTCCCTAGCTATTACCTAGCCAGAAACCCTACGCGATTCTCCATGACCGCCTCATACAACTCACAACTAGCAACGGACTTTGGTCGCCAGCAACGCCTATACCTACAGCACGAAGAAACCGAAATGGTCTTCCCTGACTTTGCCCTAGCCAAAGACTCTCGTGCTCAAGACGTATTCCGAACCACAGAAGGAGGAGCTGCCTTCAACATCGGTATGGGAGCCACCACATCAGGAAGACCTGCAACCCTCCTCTCCATAGATGACCCGATCAAATCCAGAAAGGAAGCCGACTCAGCCACCCAACGCCAGAAAGCATGGGACTATTACACCTCCGCACTCACCACTCGACTCCAGCCAGAAACAAATGGAGAGTCACCCATCCAAATCGTCTGCTACACCCGTTGGCATCCAGATGACCTCGGCTCCCGAATCATGCAAACAGAAGATTGGGCAGAAGGCCGATGGCTGCACATTGTATTCCCAGCAATCATCCAAGCAGAGTCTCCCACATCTCGCCCAGTCAGCGAGCTGCCTCGCAGTGACTCAAGATACATACCCAAGACTAAGCTCCAAGAGGTAGATGAAAACCTACGCACCTATAATCCCATCATCGAAACCGCCCTCTGGCCTGCTCGGTTCCCCATCGATGAACTCAAGCGCAAACAGCGTATGAACCCACGAGACTTCGCAGCCCTATACCTACAGAACCCAAGGATAGAAGGCGGTAACTTAATCAAGCAGCAGTGGTGGAGACTCTACGACAAGGACAGCATGAGAACCGATGACTATGCCCAGATCATCATTGCTATCGACACAGCCTTCAAGAAGACCCAGACCTCTGACTACACAGTAGCCATGACCATGGGCATCACCAGAAATGGTGACATCTACATCATCGACATAATAAAGGGTAAGTGGGACTTCCCCGAACTCAAGGCTCAATCAATCGCCCTAAACAATAAGTGGCGAGGCAGGGGATTACGCGCCCTCTATATAGAGGACAAAGCCAGTGGACAATCTCTCATACAAGAACTCAGACGCGAGTCAGGTATCTCAGTAATAGCCCACAAAGTAGTTCACGATAAGGTATCTCGCGTACACGCGATCACCCCACTCATAGAATCAGGAAGGGTCTACTTACCCAAGGGTGCGCCATGGTTTGATGACTTCATCGAAGAGACCCTCTCATTCCCCAGCGGAACCCACGATGACCAAGTGGATGCCATGAGTATGGGTCTGGACATCTTGTCCAGAACAACCATCAACCCAGACCAAGCCTTCGGTATGCTCTCAGGACATGGATCACTCAACAGTGAGAATGCTTACGGACATTCCGACATATCAAACTCACCAAGTGATCGAGCACCCAACAGCAATAGACACTCTTCATCGGGCGACTCAGCTTCATGGTATGGATGGGGAGAGTAGCAATAGGGCAGGACGACCCAAGCCTACCCATCACCCAAAATCATCAAAGCAACAATAACAGCTAGGGTGATTTATGGGGTGGGGCGGCACTAACCTAACAAGCAGCATTAAGACGATCTCTCAGGGTCAAGCCAATACCATGACAGACGAAGAGATTGCAGCAATGTCACCCTCCCAGCGTAATGCCTATCTATCTAAAATAAGTAGGGCATCGAACAATCGACTTTCCGCTACACCAGCATCAGCTCAAAGTACGAGCCATGCACGATTTAACTCACAGGGCTAACAGCAGACATGAGCTACTATAAAACAGGCACTGCCGACTCCAGCGAAGTTATCATTGACCTATCTATGCACTTAGATTCCCTGATGTCGTATGACGATATTTCCGACCTCCTCTCCGAGGAGGATGAGAAGAAGATTTGCGCCTACGTTCAAGCCATGGGTCGAATGGCACATGATAAAGTCTCGCAGCGTTATCCCCAATGGAAGCGTGCAGACGAAGCTCACGACATCTATGTACCACCAGACGCAACCAAGTTCCGCGAGAAAGCAGTCATCGCAGACACACGAGCCATAGCCGACACTGTACTAACCTACCTTATGTCAGCACTGGCTGGTCGTAACCCGATGTTCATGCTAGAAGGACTTGACCGCAAGTCACGCGAATCTTCCGCTATCCTAGAACGCTTGATGCACCAGCACATGCGAAGAACAGCAGGCGAGGCTGGAATAGCCCAGCACCTACTAGACAGTATCCGTTATGGTTATGCCCCAACCAAAGTAATCTGGAACCCGAACACTAACACCAACGACATCATTAACTACAACCCAAGACGCACCTTCCATGACCCTCGTGTCAATTGGGGTGACTGGGACAAAATGCAGTTCGTGATCTTTGTTGACTACCAATCAACCAACCAGCTATTAGCCACCAACCAATACAAGAAGCTACACGACTACCCAGCACTTCGTAGCTCTAGCATTGGCACAAAGTCTGGCTGGGAGATACACCAAGACCATCACCAGTCTGCCCAAGGCATGACAGTTCGACCCAATGATGTACAAGGAGAAAACGGATACTCACTCAGTGGCGCAAGAACCACAGATGAAGTGTGGGTACGCCTCAATGGATTCGAGGTTGGCTTACCCCAGCTCAATCAAATCTGGATGGTCATGACTATCCTCGATGAGAACGTAGTAATCCGTTGTCAGCTCTCTCCATACGGACAGCAATTCCCTGCCGTATTTGGAGGACTCCACAACGACAAGCACAAAACTTACTCCCAGTCTCTTTACGATCTTATGCTCCCACTCCACGACATTGGCTCTTGGTTACTCCGCAGCAGGATAGACAACGTACAAGCGACTCTTAACAATTTAATCTTCGCTGACCCCACTCAAGTCAACATTAGTGACCTGATAGATCGTAATCCGTGGGGATTAGTTCGCACCCTCCCTGGAGTCAAGCCCTCCGATGGCATCCATATCGCCTCCGTGCCAGATGTCACCTCCTCACATTGGAACGATATGGCTGGAATCTCCGAGATGAAACAACGTCTCTCCGCAGCCAGTGATGCACAACAGGGTCTACCAACCAGTGATGGAATCCGCTCCGCGACAGAAATCCAGCGTCTAACCCAGCTCGGCTCCCAGCGACTTGGAGTTCTAGCACGAGTAATGTCTGCAACAAGCATCCGTCCGATGGCCCGTATGATGATCGGCAATCTCCAAGATGCCCTTGAACTCAACGGAAGCCTACGAGTAGATGCAACAGACCAGTCCACCCTCATCTCTCAGAAGGTAAAAGACGGGTACATCGACTACACCAGTAAAGACATCCAAGGCAACATCGACTACCTAGTAGTAGACGGAACACTCCCAGTTGAACCCACTCGCTCCCCAGAAACTTGGATGAACATGATCCAGACAATGACGAACACTGGACTCAACATGGAATACAAGATGCCCAAGATAGCAGAAGAAGCTATCCGCTCCATGGGAATCTCTGACTTAGAGCAATTTAAAATCTCTGAAGAAGAAAGACAGCAAGGCCCATCTCCATCACAACAGATGGCTCTCCTAGAGAAAGCCAGAGGAGCATCCGTGCAAACAGAAGAGCAGGTCATGTCGGAAGTTCAGAAGGGCAACTTAATCCCCATGTCTCAAAAACAAAGAGGCTAATAACCAAGGACGACCAGATAGCCCTCAAGCGTAAAAATAGACAAAACATTGAGGGCTACCCATGACAATTAATAAGACATCACTACTGGCTAGAACAATCGAACCAGCGGTACGAGATTACATTGATGCGTCTATGCAGGATGCTGCTGATGCTCACTTTAAAAAGCTCGCATCTATTAAAGAAACCAACGAAGCCAATCAAAACACTCTGATGAAAGAACTCTCCGAGATCAAGGCTAACTTGAATACAGTCAATGGCATCATCGCTAACGACCCTAGTCATCGACTAACAAAAGCAAAGCTAATTAAGATTGCAACGGAGCTAGGTCTATGAGTATTACCCGTCCTGTTGGCGAACAGCTCACATTCAAATCAGCCAAGACAGGCGATCACGTTCTCGATACCTACCTTGAAGCAGTGGAGCGTGGATCTCGAACCCTTGCCGACATCGTTGATGAACTCGTAAACTCCTCTGGAGATTTACGCACTGACATCTTTGCGTTCCGCGAAGCTCCAGTCGTAAACAATGTACGCACAGGAATACTCCAAGCCAGAGTAGGAACTTATGTAGACGCTAATGCTGGCTGGGCAAACATCTCCTCCGCAAACTTCGCTACCTTCGTCACCGATTGCCAGACGGCTAAGTCCCAAGCGGTAACTGCTAAGACAGCAGCAGAGACAGCAGAGACTAATGCAGAGACAGCAGAAACAAACGCAGAGACTGCCAGAGACTTAGCTCAAGATTGGGCAGAGAAAACAAACGGAGTAGTTACAGGAAGTAGTTACTCTGCAAAGCACTGGGCAACTACTGGCACAGTCGCAACAGTTAGTTCAGCGATAGCTAACGTAAACACTGTTGCTGGTTCAATCACTAACGTAAACACTGTTGCAGGAAAACAAGCCCAGATAACTTTACTTGGTACGTCTGACGCTGTTGCCGATATGAACACTCTTGCCACATCTGATGTTGTGTCAGATATGAATACGCTTGGAACATCTGATGTTGTGTCAGATATGAACACCCTTGGCACAGCAGACGTTGTATCGGATATGAACACTTTGGGTACATCAAGCAATGTATCCAACATGAACACCCTTGCTGGTATCTCGTCTAACATTACAACTGTTGCAGGTATCTCTTCTGCTGTAACCACCACAGCTAATAACACATCCGCAATCCAAGCCGCACCTGCTCACGCCTCAACCGCAAGCACTCAAGCTGGTATTGCCACCACGAAAGCCCAAGAAGCAGCAGCATCTGCCTCCAGCGCATCTGGCGCAGTCAATACAGCAATCAACAATCTAACAACAGTATATGATCCCATTGGTGCTTCCGTAGCAATGGCTATAGCTCTAGGAGGCTAACCAAATGGCTAATACATTTAAAAACGCAGGCGTGGCAATAGGCACATCACGCACAACACTGTACACCGCTCCAGCTAACACTCAGTCAGTTATCCATGCGCTCTACATCTCCAACATTGATGGAGTCAACGATGCCAATGTCACAGTGGAAGTCACAATTGACGGAGGCACAACCTATCGCCACATCTGTAAGACTGTTCCCGTACCAGCAGACGCAACTCTCCTCATGGATAAGCCGATCAACTTAGAAGCAGGAGACATCCTTGGACTTACAGCATCCGTTGCTGGAGACCTAGAAGTGTTTGCCAGCATTTTAGAAATCGCATAGGAGTAAAGCATGAGTTACATAGGTCATGTTGATGGTTTTTCATCAGTACAATCGGCACTAGCAAAGTACAAGTTTGTAGCTACAAACAATCAGACTACATTCACTGGCTCCGATGCCAACGGGAATACCCTAGCTTACATAGCGTTTAACATTATCGTGACGTTGAATGGCGTGACCTTGGATGAAACTGACTACACCGCAACCAATGGAACTGCCATAGTTTTAACGACAGGTGCAGCGACAGGTAGTGAGCTAGTCATCCTAACCTTTAATGATTTCGCAGTCGGCAATACCTACACACAAGCCCAGACTCAGACGTTACTTAATACACAACGCCCTGCTCTTGGAGTTAATGGAATCATCAGAACAAATGCGAACACGATCAGTGAGAACATCACGATACCAGCGAACACCAATGGTATGTCAGCAGGGCCGATTACCATTGCAGATGGGAACACAATAATTCTAAATGGCACTTGGAGTATCGTATGAGTACGCTAACAGTCAAAGAACTCTCCGCACCTACGGGCGAAGTAATCAAAATAGCCAGTGGTAAAACACTTGATTTGAATAGCCAAGGGACGCTGATACTTCCTACTGTACCCTCCTCTAAGATGCCCACAGGCTCAGTGTTACAGGTAAAACAAACAGTCTTAACAACATCTTCTGCTGCTGCTATTGATGGTTGGTATGATATTACGGGTCTGTCTGTTGCAATAACCCCAACGTCTGCCAGCAGCAAGATTCTTATAAAAGTGAACGTATTTGCTGCTGTATCAAACCACGGGTGGACAACAGGTATAAGAATTCTGCGAGGGTCAACAGTAATTGGAATAGGAACTAGCGGTAATAATACTCGTAACAATGCTGCTGCTTGGGTTTTCATGTCTGGCACAAACGGGGAGGATGCTGCACACATGCCAGTAGAATACCTAGACTCTCCATCAACAACAAATGCCACTACTTATAAAGTTCAGTATATGGGTGGTAATACGGGTGTTACGACTTATATAAATCGTTTACCAGCTAATACTGCGGTATGTAGTATTTCAACAATCACAGTACAGGAGATACAAGGATGACCTCTAAACTAAAAACAGACATCCTTGAGACTGTCTCAGGTAGTGGCACGATAGCTCTTACAAACCAGTTGTCAGGTACGACACACGCTAGTATGCCCGTAGGTTCAGTAATCCAAGTGGTGCATGGTTCGAGCGGTGCTTCATTTACGTCTAGTTCAACGTCTTTTGTTGAGCTAACTCATTTAAGACTTTCAATTACAACTCTCTCTGCAAACTCTAAAATACTT